TGCTTCTCTCTTCTTCATACTCTTCTTCTTCTACTAGATGGTCTTTGTCGTCACTATGTAGGTGACACTCGTACACATCAACATTGTCGTAGATGCGATTTTGTTGAAATGGGTGACGATTGCCATTGATGGCGGTGTGAAGTACCTTAATAGCCCACCACTGCAAGTAACCGTCGTTGTGTAACTTCTCAACATATGCGTCTTCTTTTTCGAGTAGTAGTAGAAAAAAGTATTGATATAGTTCTCTTGCTAGTTCTTTATTCTTTGAGATGCGAAGACACGTATCGAATACCCACTTTTGAGTTGTTAGATTTTCGATTATTTGTGACTTCTTCAACGATGCAAATATAGAAAAAGTTTTTGTATTTGAAAACTATTTTTTCTCAATCTTTACAAAATACCCATCTTTCTCATATCGTTTCTTCGTGCGCAACACATCGCTCTCTTCTTTCAGTATGTGAATCGACGACGATAGGTTCTTGGTTGCTATAAGAATCCAGTAGTTCGATAATTTGTTTATAGGTTGAGGCGAATTGTCTGTCATATTCTATCAAATCTTGTGTTTGTCTTACGCTATGAATTACGGTTGAATGGTCTCTATTTATGATTCTTGCTATTGACTCAAACGACATACGCAAAGTTTTTCTACAAATGTAGTTAAAAGTGTGACGAGCGTAGACGATGTGTTGTTGTCTATTGTGTGAGTAGATGTCGTCTGGGGTGATATCATAAATTTGACAAACGCTTCTTATTGCGTCTTCCCATTTTGCTTGATTCTTGGTTATGTCAATTTTTGGTCTCAAGATTTCTCTCCTTAGACTTTGAATTATTTTCTCGTAGTTGTTCTTCTGCTCAATCAATAACAAGCGTTGTCTTCTGAGTTCTTGTTTTAAGATGTGTAGTTCTTGATAGTGTGTCATATTTTTTCGATTTGTTCTAGTAGTTGAAATGCAAGTTCTTCGTCGAACTCTGTTTGTTGTTGTTGATTCTTTCGGTCAAAGTTTTGGTCTATTGTTTTAATGAAGTGTGAGTTCTTCGCTTTTGCTTCGTTTATTGACTTGCGTAAATCATCACTCACAATCTCACGAATGAATTGATATTGCACATTCAACGCTCTTGCCAGTATGTAAGCCCTGCGTATTTCTTTTATTTGATTCATAATGTATCTATTATTTTGAAAATTTCATAGGCTATCTGTGGAACTATGGCGTTACCATATCCTTTGATAGATTCTGCTCTCCATTTTGAAAAGGTAATTCCGTCCAATTTGGCGGGAAGCCCATCATTTCGGCTACAAATAGGGGGTTGAGTAGGGAATTGCTCCCACCTGCCACAACTATCGATAATTCGTTTGTTTTGTGTTGTTGACTCTTTGAGTTTTCTTTCTGTTTTGCATCTTGACAAGTTGGTGTCGGAAGCATTTGATTCATAGCCATTTGTTTTAAACACATCTGCAAGTTGATTCCTTTCTCTTTCCATTTCAATCTTCTTGCCTCGTAATTGTGTGGCTTTGTTCCTAAATTGTAATCCATTCGATTTGGAGTAGGCAACAAACCAAACTCTTTCTCTTCTGTGTGGTGCGTTTTTTGCTGAAGCAGGAATAATAAACGGCTGTACTTCGTACCCTTCATTTTCCAAGTCAAGGCACACCTGTTCGAATACCAATCCCCCATCAATATTTGTGATACCATAAACATTTTCAGCAATGACGCATTTGGGTTTAATCTCTTGAATTGCTCGTAGCATCTCGCCCCACAAATAGCGTTCATCCTCGGTGCCTTTTCTTTGGCCGGCGTGACTGAATGGTTGGCATGGAAATCCGCCGGTGAGAATGTCAATTGTGTTTGCATATTTTGTGAAATCTGATTTTGTTATGTCTTCAAATGATTCGGCCTTTGGCCAATAATGTTTCAATACTTTTTGCCCAAACGGATTCCATTCACAATGGAAAACATTTTCCCACCCCATCCATTCTGATGCAAGGTCAAACCCGCCTATTCCGCTAAATAACGATCCGTGCCTCATATTACAATTTCCGTGTACTTTGTCAACTTGCCATCGAATGTCGCATCAATCACCCCGGATTCCCCGTGCCTATTCTTTGCGATAATCAATTCGGCTTGTTCAATAGGCGGTTGTTCTTTGTCATAATAGGCCGGGCGGAACGGAAACAACACAACATCCGCATCTTGTTCGATTGCACCTGATTCCCTTAAATCGGATAACAATGGGCGTTTGTCTGCGCGTTCTTCGGGTTTGCGTGATAACTGCGCTAATATCATCACGGTGCATTTCAATTCCTTTGCCAACAACTTCAACCCGCGTGATATTTCTGCGATTTCTTGTTCGCGTGAATGGCTTTTGTTTACTCGGATTAACTGAATGTAATCAATGATTATCAAATCCAATCCGTGTTTGGCCTTATGCAATTTGCATTTGCCACGAATCATTTGCAATGAATTATCCGGATCGTCATCAATGTGGAATGTCAATGGCGGTTGATTCAGGAACTTTTGAACGGTGTCAATTTCTTCTTTGAACAACGAATGATTGCGAATGCGTCCGTTTGGTATTTGCCCAATGAGTGACACATATCGTTTGGCCAATTGTTCGTTCGACATCTCCAATGATAGGAACAACACGCGACCATCACGCAATGCAAAGTCATGGGCAAATGTCAACGCAATTGCAGTTTTTCCCATACCTGGCCGACCGGCAACAACAATCATGTCACCCGCGTTATATCCGCCAATGGCTTTGTCAAGTTTTGACCATCCTGATGGTTTTCCGGTTAACTTATTGCCACGCGTCATGGCTTCGGTTATGTTTGCCAATACGGTTGATGATACCTTGTTGATGTCCTTCGGTTCGTTGCCAATGTCAATTTGCGCTTCATCAATGATGGATTGCAATTGCGATTTGGCTTCCATCAACCCATTGTCGAAATTGATTCCAATAACGCGTGATTTGATGTTGTTAAGGACATACGAATATTGCAATTCAATGATTTGGTTTTTGATTGCTGGCATCCCGGAACATTGCGCCGATAATTCTGCAACTCGGATCGCCTCGGGCCGTGTTAAATACTTTTGAATCGTGAATGGGTTAACCACATCACCTGATTCGTAAACAATGCGCATGGCTTTGACGATGTTGCCCATTGCCTTTTCAACAAACCATTTTGGTTGAATCTTTGGCAGATGGTGATGCAATTCGGTATAAAACGCCAATTGGCTGATGATATATTGTTCGTTCGTCATTTTATCAATGTTTTGCAAATATCACATTTGTAATTTTCCGTACGCTTCAAAAAACGCACTTTGTTTCGGTGTTTGCATACCGGACAAAACGGAATTGGTTTGATTACGATTGAATCGTACACCCTTTGCCAATAATCGTGGCCTTCTGGTGTTGAATCCCATTTGAACGAATTAATCAACATCGCTTTCAACGAATAGTGTTTATCCCTTAATCGTTCGGCCGGGCAATTTATCATGAATTCAAAACACATCGGCAATCGCTTTGCTTTGTGTATGGTTTCTTCCATCACTTGTATATCAACTATTTTCATTGGTTTTTGTAATATTCTGCGATGGCGAATGCATGCGCGTTGTTTTCTGATTCAAATCGTAATTCCTGGTTGACATACACACGCCATGTGTCAATGTCGTTCACGGTTGCCATCACAATGCGAACATGGTTGTTTTGTTCTTTGATTGCATATGTTACATTGATGTTTTCGGCCTTTTCGCCTAATGTGGTGTCACGAAATGCTTTCTTCATTGATTTCACCCAATTGGCTTGTGGTGATCCGATTTCCGCAATGAATTGTTGAATGGCATATGAATTGAACTGCCGGTCGGTGTGTTCAATTTCAATGTTGATGACAAATGTTTTCATTGATTTTGTATTTCCTTTTTTACAACATCCCAATAAACATACACGCCATGTGATGTTTTGCGTTCAAAGGTCAAATCATTGTCGCGCAGTTCTGCAACGATTTCGTCAACACAAATCGACGCACATTGCTTTGCATCTTCATCATTCAAGGAAAATAACAATTCATGTTCGCCTGATTCAAGTTCAACGGATTCCGCGTTCACATGTTTGAAAAGGTTTATCAATTCTCTCGCTTTGTATGTTGGTGTTAAAACGATTTTTTCATTGTTTTTTTCAATGCTGGCATCGTTTGTGTTGCCTTGAATGGCTTTGAATTCCATTGCAACATGTGAAATGATTCTCATGACATCAACTTTGTCTTTTGTCGCGGCTGATGTGAATTCCATTTCAATTTCGGTTTGGTTGTGTTTGATTCTGATTTTCATGTTGTTTCGTTGTATTGTTTGATAAATAAGGAACATTCATACCATGTTCCGGTAAATAGGTGATTTCCGTTAAATACCACCACACATTCGTTGTATCTGATTTCTTCAATCCACATTCTAATCAAATTTTAAGGGTTTGTAAAATGATTCCGTTGTTTTTGTTTTTTCATTGTTTTGTTGTTTCCATGTCCTGACGGCCGCTTTCCAATCCTTCATCGCATTTCTACCAACTCGCCATCCATTCGATTCGTAGTAATCAACAAACCGTTGTGACAAATCTGCCATGTTCAATTCAATCATGTATGCGCGTACATCATTCCGATTTGGCTTGACAAATCGCTTGTGCTTTTCTTGTTCTTGTTCTTCTTCTTCTTCTTGTTCTTCTTGTGATGCAGTATACATACCGTTTACATACTCTATCAATACTCTATCCTTAACGCTGCAAAGTTCTGATTTTATGCAACTTACAACCTTTGGCGATGTTGATGCATTGTATTTCATCCAATTTTTCAACGCCACTTCTTTTGTTGCCTCTGAATACAATATTTTATCATTTTTGATAAAGTATGCAAGGAGTTTGGATACTCTATCGATACTGTATCCTAATTCAAAAGATATTTGTTTTTTGCTTATTTCGTAAATACCACATTGTTTGGTTTTTTCATTTGTCAAAAGGTATAAATAAAATAAACGATGGTCATTGTCCAAATCCTGAATAAACGGATCCGACCAAAATGATGTGTGAATTTTTCTGAAAATTGCCATGATTAAAATCCTTCATCAATTATTGAATACCATTTGTGGCGTGTAAAATTTAATCCATTGATTGTGTAATCATATGTAAAAAATTGAACATTTTCAAAAATATCCGGAATAAAACAAAAACTGCCTAATTTATCAATTTCATGACCAATCAATACAATTCGAATGTCATACAAATGCAATTTGCCACGCTCAACCAAATAACTTTGTATTCCTCTGGCGTATTTTATGGCTTGTAAAAATGCGCCAATTGATATTTTATCCTTTTTTAATTCGTAAATAGTTATTATACCATTATGCGCATATTTACCAACTTTGGGTAAATGTTCAATGAATGGCCGTTGTAATGTTACCAAATCGGCAATGCCATAATTACCAATTTTTAACTGCCTGAATAATTTGCCATCAATTGGCAATCCTCGTTCATTTAGCAAATCCATTCCGGTTTCGCTGATGATTTGTTCCAAATCTTTTTCTAAAAATCTCATAAAATAAAAAAGCCCAATCAAAATTGTTGCGGTCGCATCGCAGACAATTTCAATAGGGCAATATCTTTTAACATTCGGAATATGCGACATTCCTTGTTAACGCCCGCAATATACATCACTTATTTCAAATCATCAAATTTCAATGCCACATATTGTTTGCCATCGTGCCATTTGTTAATTGTCAATCCCGTCATCATTTCACGGATTTGGCGCATGGTGCGTTTTATTGGCTTTCCTGGTTCCATCATGAAAACAATATACAAATCCGCATTCAGGCCAAACAAGAATTCGAATGCACTATAATTAATTACATCGTCAATTTTCATTTTGTTGGTGCCTTTGATGTGGAAATACATCATGCGTTGTTTTTTCTGATGATAATAAACAAAATCGGGCAATGACCGGATCAACCGATGAATGTTCCAAAATCCGTGAATGTTCATGTCCTTTTCATCAAATCCAAACCTTTGAACCGGCATGCCAACTGATTCCATGTAATCGACAAACCACATTTCAAACATGTTCGCGACGGTTTGGCGTTCCTTATATGAATTACTTGCTTTGTCCATAATCTTCAGTTATTTCCAACATGCCCAAAACTTTGTGATAAACTGAACGCGCGTGTTTGTCATGCGTTTTCCAATCGGTGAATGTGTTGACCGCGTGAATGATTGACGAATGGTCGCGCCCTAACTTCATACCGATTTGCGCAAATGTGAAATGGTAGTGAATGCGCAAAACATAAGAAAACATATGACGCACCAAAATGACATCGCCATCACGCGAACGGCCCAACAATGTTCCGGGCGTTATTGCGCCAACTTCGCAACACACTTGCAACACATTATTCATCAAATCCAATCGCGACACCTGGTCGGTCAATTTTGCGTTGAACGGTGCTTTGAACACAACGCGTGGGTGAATCAATTCATTCTTCAATGTGGCAATTTCCTTTTCATAAAATGCGCGCATCCGGATGATGTCATTTGACAAACGCGAATTTTTGGATTTCTCCTTCACATAATCACGGAAATAATCTTTTGATTGCATCTTTTGAATTTTCGTTTGTTAAAATTGTGTTTTTGCCGTCCTTGTGTACTTTAATCAATTGTTTTGTTTCAATGTCCCGTAATTGGCGCAAAAATGCGCTGAATTCCGATGTCGTCAATGTGACTTTGTTGTCCAACAATTCGTTAATTTGATCCGTGATTCTTTTCATCTTGCTTTCCTAATTTGTAACCGATGGCATAAGCCACCAAAATGTGTAACTGTATTAAAATGATGTATCCCCAATTCATGATTCATCCTACCATTTGATTTTTTCCTGAATCTTTCTGACCGCGTAATCATAACCGGCATTGTACGCCATTTGTTGTTCCATCTTTTCTTTCAACCGGAAATAACTTTTTTCCCGGTCTGAAAATTTAAGGCCACCAAACTTTTCCGCAAATGCAATCAATTCTTCAATTGGCGTTCTCATCGTGAAAATTGATTTTCTTGAAAATATGGTTGTCCAAAAAATAGGCGACCTGGTCGTCAATCCATCCCAATCGTTGCGCGCGTTTAATCCATTGTTTCTTTTTCTGCGCTTCAATGGCTTCTTTGTGGGCATTAATTGCGTCAATGTTGCTGATTGCCACCCATTGCGAAAACACGCGATTGTCAATTTCAATTTCACCGGATTTGCGAATCAATCCATCGCCTTCCAATTGTGACAATGATGATGTCACCGATTGATGCGTACCAAAATTATCAATCAATGTTTTGGTTGAAATACTGTTCCAACGCTGAATGGCAACATAGATTTTGGCTTTCATTGTGTAAATATGGCCCGTTTCCAATTGTTTCAGGAATGTTCTAACCCTTGCGCTCATTTTCCGGCCTCCCTTTTCTTTGCGCGTTGTGCTGCCTTCTTAATGCGGTTTTTTTCACGGATTGCGGTTTCCTTCAATACCAAATCTTCATACTTTCGTTGAACATCTTGGTACAAATTTTGGAATGTCGTCAATTTGTCGGCCGTTTCTGCAATTTGTGACCGTTGTTCCAATAACTTGGATTCATTGTCAAAAATCGTTTTGTTGCTGCGCCAAATTGACTTTTCAAGGCCACGAACTTGTGCGCGGCTTGCATGTAACATCGCCCACAAAATGAATGCGGTGATGGTGCTGATTGTTAAAAATACAAATATCATCGTTGTTTAATTTAGTTTTGATTTGCCTTTATACATTCTGCGTTGAACCAACATTTGCGTGAATTCGTTGAATTCCGGAATGTATTCATCGCGTTCGAATTGGTAGGGTTTCGCTTCTTCGATTTGGTCGAATCGCTTGTTGTTGCGTTTGATGCAATGTGCGCCGTACATCACCGCAATGGTGACGGGCGTTAAAATGATTAAATAAATTAAATCCATATCGTTGTTGTTAATTGTTGATGCAATGTTAAACCACATTTCATTCACCGCAAAACATTTTGCGAAAAAAAGTCACAAATTTTTTGTGAACGGCGTGTTTTTGTTGATAAATGACAATTTTGTGATGAAAAAAGGGGCGACCACAACGGCCACCCCTTAAATCAACAATGATGAAACAACGATAAGTTTTGGATGAATCTGCGCAAATATCGGCGATTGATTGTTGACAATTGCAACATTGTGTATATTTGTGGCACAATGGAAAACAACGAAATAACCATCATCAACAACACCACCGGTGAATCCGGTCAAGTGTTTGCACCCGCGCAATTTGAACACGCGCAAAGAATCGCCAAATTACTTTCATCGTCTGACCTTGTTCCCAACCAATACAAAGGGAATATCGCCAACACGATGGTTGCATTGGAAATGGCACATCGGATGAATGCATCGCCTTTGATGGTCATGCAAAATCTTCACATCATTCACGGACGACCATCTTGGGGTTCGTCTTTTATCATCGCCTCATTAAATTCGTGCGGTCGATTTGGAACGCTTCGTTTTGAATCAACGCCGACATCATGCAAGGCCGTCGCATTGGATAAACAATCCAACACGCAATTGGTAGGCCCAACAGTGACATTGGAAATGGCAAAGGCCGAGGGTTGGTTAGATAAGGCCGGATCAAAATGGAAAACGATGCCGGAATTGATGTTGAAATATCGCGCCGCGGCTTTTTTTGGTCGCCTCTATGCCCCCGAAATCATGATGGGGTTATATTCTGCCGATGAGGTTGTTGACATCGCCGCAAACAACGCGAAAACGGGCAAATAATTAACCCAACGCGGTCGGAATATTCTTCGATTCAATCAATGTATATGTGAAGCGGTTACCATGCAAGGTGGCCGCTTTTTTTATGAATGACATAAACACATTGAATTCGGCTTCGCGTTTGAACACTTGACAACCTTCCGACCAATTTTCAACATAGGTGGAATCTGCGCCGGCTTTGTGAATGTTGATTCCAAAAACGCCCTCGCTTGTTTTGTCCTTATCAAACACTAAATCACGGTCGCCATCGCGATAAACTTTGATGTTTCCGCATTGTTTTAATGCCTCATATTTGCCCTGATGCAATCCAATTGCATGCGATCCGGCATATTGCCCAGGAACCACAAAAGAAACTCCACCGGATGCCTTGCCTTCCAACATTCCTTTTTTGCCGGGTTCGGTTGTGGCTTCCCATTGATAGAATACCCAATCGCCATTCACTTTGAATGATAATGTGATTAAATCGTCAAAAAGGTTTGTCACTTTGTCGCCGGTTGAACTGTTCCGGATTCCAATGATGTTGACATTGTAATCACCATTAGTGAAATATTTGTGGCCCAATTTGTTCATGGCCGCTTCGATTTGATGTCTGCCGAATTTCATATGAATATAAATATTAATAAAGCCACGCCAATGGCCAATGTTGTTTTCTTTAATCTTTTATACTTATCGTCACGCTTTTGCAATTCATCCAACAATTTGGTTTGAATGCGTTCTTGTTGGTCAATGACTTCTTTGTCAATTTTGCGATATTCACGACACAACGCCAAATTTTCGCGGGCCTCTGCGCCTTTGATTAAATATAAATTACTTTCCGCAACTGTCAAGGAATCGATGCATTGCGATGATGCGTTTTGTTGTATTGCAATCAGTATCGCCGCGATGCTCAAAATAAAGTGTTTCATATTTGGTATTGATTATTTGTTGCGTGTCGTGTAATGTGATGTATTTTCGTTTGATGATTTCCAATGTGTCCAATTCTTTTTGAACAATCCGGATCGCTGGGCCGTGAACAATTTGCGTTTTTTTTGGTACGCAAAATTCAAGGTAAGCAACGCCACCGAAAACCAAAAGAATCAACAACAATATAGTTGCATCAACTTTCCGCATCTTTCTTCCCGCTGAATTTATCAATTGATGTAAAACCCAATGTTAAAATGACAACCCATTCAACGGATTCAACCAATTCTTTTGATGGTGCGATGTCTTGTGGTGACATGCTATTGTGTGCCATTGTGCCGAACAATACAAATGCGCCGATGATTCCGACAAATCGTTTTGAACTGAATTCACCTTTGTCGCCCTTAAATATTTCTAAAATCTTTTTCATGTTATCTTCCTTGACCGCGATACCTTTTCGCGGGTTTGTTATTCTTTGAATGTACGCCCTTGTTTTTACGCTTTGGCTTTGGTTGCCATAAGGCGGTTGCTTTTGTGGTCTTTGTTTTTGCCATTACTTATAAATATACAATCTAAACCAGTTAAAATCTTCGGTACCGCCGTTCTTTTGGTACTCCAAAAATGCATCAAATATCGGCCCTGCATTCTTACCCTCGTCCACAACCATAGCCGTATCAATTCCTGCGGTGATCATCTTAGCAACAAACACTTCCTGCACTTTTTCCAATGCCTCAACCTTCACCACTGCCTCAACAACCGCCTCAACTAGCTCAGCCTTTTCCGCTACCTTTTCTTCAACCAACGCCTCGCTAACTTCGTGCGCTTGCTTGGTGGCCTGCCCAACTGCCTGCGTGTTTGCTTTAATCTTCTTCATCAATGCATCCATCTCATTCACTGGCTCGGGCTTAACTGCCCATGACTCGGTAAACAAATAGCCAAGAGCAAATAGGGCGGTAAAAATGTATAGCAGTCGCATAGTGTTAAAGTTTTTTCATTGAGTTAATTATCCGTAGTTCAGTGATGGCCGCGCTCAACGCACTATCTGCCGTCTTGAGCATCTTGTATGCCTGTTTCTGTTCGGCTCTCAACGCCACAATTTCCTTTTTACACTCATCAATCTGCGTTTGATTGTTCGCACGCAAATCCATATAAAGATAACTAACAGCCAGTAGCATACAAAAAGCCACGGCAGCAACTGGGTTCTTACGAAATTGGTCAAAACTGACAGGCAGCGGATTCGCATTAGGGGTTTTCTTTGGTGCAGTCATTATTCAGGGATATTGCAATAAGGTGATGACGGATTGAATTGGCAGAAACGGGCAAGGTA